GTGGGCGGCAAGACCTTCGACGGCTTCGATGATCATCCCCGCCAGTCGGTATGGCTGAAGTCGTACAACATCCACAGCACGGCGGCTGGCCGGTATCAGTTCCTGGTAGGGACGTGGGATGACTTGGCCAAGCGCTTCCACCTGCCGGACTTCTCGCCAGCCTCGCAGGATGAGGCTGCCAAGCAGTTGATCCGCCAGTGCCGGGCATTGGGGCTGGTGTATGACGGCCGCATCGCTGAGGCCATCCATGCTTGCCGGCGCATCTGGGCGAGCCTGCCAGGGGCAGGTTATGGCCAGCGTGAGCTTGATACCGATGAGCTGCTGGGCGTGTACGTGCGTGCTGGCGGCCACATCGCATAACGATAACGACGAACTACGCAGGGCCTACCGACTCAGGAGGCCATATGCATGATGACGACCACGAGCCCGCCGATATGCCACACCGCGATCCATCGACATGGCAGATGCTGCTGGAGTGGCTACAGCCGTATCAAGCCAACCTCTATGCAGCGGGTCTGTCATTCGTGATCGCGCTGCTGCGCGGCCTGCATGCCGGTGGCCGCTTCTACAAGTCAGTGCTCGAGGCGACCCTGGTGGGTGGCCTGACATTGGCGCTCAAGCCGCTGCTGGACTGGGGCGGCTTGGATCAGGACATGGCCGTGGCCATCGGGGCTGCGATCGCTTTCCTCGGTGTCGAGTGGCTGCGTGCCAAGTCTGACGCCATCTTCGATAAGGTGCTGGGACGATGGCTGCACTGATCACGACCGCGTGGGCATGGGGCCGCAAGCTGATATCAGGCGTGAAGTTCGAGGTCATCCTGATGGCGGTGGTGCTGGGCTGGGGTGCGATGCAGACCTATGAGGCAACCAAGGCCGAGCAGCATGCCAATGACCTCAAGGCTGAGCTTTCCACTGAGAAGGCGGTCAACCGCGGGCTCGAGATGATGGCGCTGCACTATGGCAATCAGATGAAGCGATTGTCCGTCGCATTGGAGGCCCGCGAAGCCAGCCGCGCCCTGGATGACCGTTCAATCATGGCTGCCCGGGCAGCTGCTCGCCGAATGGAGAACGACGATGCGCCGACTGCTGAGTGGGCTGACCGGCCTGTGCCTGATGCTGCTGCTGAGTGGCTGCAGCGCCTTCGAGAGCAAGCCAGTGGTGATGCCCACTGAGTGGCAGTGCACACCCGAAGTGCCGAGCTACCTGCTCAATCCACTGCCTGCCCCTGATCGGCCAGTGGCCTCCAATCGCGATCTGCTCAGCCTGCTGGCCGACTATGAGTCACAGCGCCGCCGCTTCAATGCTGACCGCACGGCGACGGCCTCGATCCTCGAGCGCTTGGCCGATGGCCCTGATGGGGCCGAGCAGACGACTGCCGAGTAACACCACAAGAATTGAAAAGCCCTGCCTTCCGGCGGGGCTTTTTTGTGGGCGCTTCACCCGCGCCCGGCACTTACCAGAGCCTTTCAGGATAGAGCCTGAGGAGCGCCGATGGCTTCATCGGGCCTCTCTGGGTTGGCGACTCCTGGGTGACAGGCTCTATCTCTAAAAGGCTCTACCGATGACAAACGTTATTCCGCTCGACTACGAAGGACAGTTCATCCGCTTCAACACGGATGGCTGGATCAATGCCACCGACATTGCCAAGCGCTTTCATAAGCGCCCTGTGGACTGGCTTAAGCAAGACGAAACGCAGGCGTATCTTCGAGAGTTTGCCGCGGCACTTAATTGTGATCCTGAGTCACTTTTAAAAACCCGCCGTGGTCGTTATGACAGTGGCACATGGCTGCACCCGAAACTCGGAGTCCGGTTCGCCCAATGGCTGGATGTCCGGTTTGCAGTATGGTGCGACCTCAGAATCGACGCATTCATGCGGGGCGAGCTGAGCGCCATGCAAGAGTTCGAAAAGGCCTGCCGTGCACTGGATGACCAGAATGCCAAGGGGAGCCTTGCCGGTCGCGAGCTGGCCAGCCCTCGATGGGTCAAGCCGGCACTGGAGTCTCGCGCTGACTACTGGCGACAAGAGCTTCAGATGGCGCTGCCCATCGATTCTTAAGCACTTCCTTGCCCCGGTAGCGGCTCGTGGAGCGAAGATCAAATGAAAAATTACTCGCATCGCGGTAATGCCTGACAGGCCGTGACCGGCCTGCAGCCCAGCAACCACGCGGCCTGCAGAAAAATTGCGGGTCCTTCTGGCTAGGGGTGAAGCAACCACGGGGGCGCAGACTCGCGGATTTCGGCATTTTTTCGGAGTTCTAGCGTCGTCAGCAGCACCGCACTCAAACCCGCATGGTTACTGGCTTTCGAGGTGCCGAAGGTGCCGATTCACCGGCAGTGATGTGATCAGCAGAGGATGGCCAGCGCATGGCAGATATCAGCGCACTACAAGAGGCCTACCACTGGAACATCACGCGCATCGCGGACGCCTTCAATCTTCACCGCGACACCGTGCGCAAGCGGCTGCGGGCCGCCGGCGTAGTGCCCGCTGGCCAGCGTGGAGGCGCCAGCGTCTATGCCCTGGCCGATGTCGGCCCCGCGCTTTACTCCGACATGATTGGTGGCACGGGGATAGACCCTGACGACCTGCCTCCGCAAGAGAGGAAAGCCTGGTATCAGTCTGAGACAGAGCGCGTGAAGCTCGAGCAGCAGCTGCGCCTACTGGTGCCGGTAGAGGATGCGCACCGCGAGATGAGCCGGCTGGCCAAAGCGGTTGCATCAGGCCTGGACTCACTGGCTGACATGTTGGAGCGAGATGCCGGGCTGACCCCCGAGACCATACAGCTGGTCGAGCACACTACCGATGCACTGCGCGAGCAGATGTATCAAGCAATAATCGCGGATGATGGAGAGGCTGACGATGACTAGCACCGCCAGTGCCGCCTCTATCCGGCGCGACGTGGCCGAGCTGATCCGGCCGCCTCGCCGCATCCAGCCCAGTGAGGCAGCGGCCGAGGCGATGAAGGTGGTCAGCGGTGATGGCACCGTGCGCGACTGGAGCGCCGACACCACTCCGTATATGCGTGAGCCGCTGGATTGTATGGGATCGCGGCTATATGACGCCGTGATCTTTGTCGGCCCCGCGCGTACCGGCAAGACCAATGCTCTGGTGGATGGTTATGTCGCCTACAAGATCGAGTGTGACCCAGGCGATGGCCTGATCGTGCAGATCAGTGAAGAGAAGGCGCGCGAGTTCAGCAAGAAACGCATTGACCGCATGCTGGTCAACTCGCCTCGCCTGGTCGGCCGCATGAGTCCGCGCGGGCACGACAACAACGTGCATGACAAGACATTCCGCGCCGGCAACTACCTGGGCATCAAGTGGCCATCAAAGAACGTCTTGGCCTCGAGCGATTATCAGTTCGTCCTGATCACCGATTTCGACCGCCTGCCCGATGACGTGGATGGCGAGGGTAGTGCGTTCCTGCTCGCCAGCAAGCGTACCCAGACATTCGGCTCCACCGGCATGACGCTGGCCGAGTCCTCGCCAGGGCGCGAGATCACCGACCCCGACTGGCGGCGACCCGACGATGCCCCGCACATGGCACCGCCCACCACCGGCATTCTGGATCTGTTCAACGCCGGCGATCGGCGGCTCTGGTACTGGCAGTGCCCCGAGGCGCACTGCCGGCAGTGGTTCCCGCCGGTGATGGACAATTTCTCGCGTCAGGCGGGGTGCGTGTTCTGCCCGCATTGCGGCACCGAGATCGACCCCGCGGCAAAGCGTCAGCTAAACCTGGCCGGCCGCTGGGTGCCAGAGGGTGCCCAGCTCGATGAGGCCGGCGAGATGATCGGCACCCCGCGCAGGTCGCGGATCGCTTCATTCTGGATGGAGGGGCCGGCGGCTGCCTTCCAGTCCTGGGCGTCGCTGAATGAAAAGCTCCGGCGTGCTGAGGAGACGTACCAGCAGACTGACAGCCAGGAAACGCTCAAGGCGGTGATAAACACCGATTGGGGCCGGCCGTATCTGCGCCGGCGCGCAGCCACGCAACGCTCGAGCGAGCGGCTGGCTGATCGCTCCGAGGATTACCAGCGCCGCACCGTGCCCCAGGGCGTGCGCTTCCTGACCGCTGCCGTGGATGTACAGGGCGGCAAGGATCGCCGCTTTGTCGTGCAGATCCAGGGCTGGGGCGCGCACCGCGAGTGCTGGGTGATCGACCGTTTCAACATCAAGGAGGACCGCGGGCCCGACAACGATCAGGAGCCGCGGCCCATCTCGCCGGCCACCCAGCCAGAGGATTGGGATCTGCTGACCCGTGACGTGCTGCTGCGCAGCTACAAGCTCGAGGACGGCAGCGGCCGCCGCATGCCGGTGGCATCCATCGCGGTGGATACCGGCGGCGAAGGCGAGGGCGAGGAGAGCGTGACTAGCCAGGCATATGACTGGCACCGCCGGCTGCGCCGCGATGGCCTGCAGTCGCGCGCCTTCCTGGTCAAAGGCTCGAGCACGCGCGGCAGCTCGCGGGTGCGCAAGACATGGCCGGACAACACCGGCCGCAAGTCGCGCCAATCCACTGCGCGTGGTGACGTGCCGCTCTACCTGCTGGGCACCGATCTGCTGAAAGATGCCGTCGCCGCGATGATGGACCGCGACAACGCCGGCGCGGGCTACCTGCACACACCCAGCTGGCTGGGTCGCTGGTGGTATGACGAGCTGACCTATGAGATCCGCGACCCCGCGAGCGGCAAATGGCGCAAGCCAGGCAAGCGTCCCAATGAGGCGTTTGACCTGTGCGTCTACAACCTGGCGCTCTTCATTCTATTGAAGGGCGAACGCATCGACTGGAGCTCTCCGCCGCCCTGGGCAGCTGAATGGGACGAAAACCTGCTGATCTCGCAGTCGCCAGACGCCGCCCCCGCCGTCACTCAACCCAAGCCACCGGCCGCGCGCAAGCGCCGGCGGGTGGTCAAGTCGCGCCTATAGGGCGTGGCCGGCCAACCTTTGGAGCCTACCCCATGGCATATACCGCTGATGATCTCACCCGCGTTCGCCAGGCGGTGCTCGATCTGGCCACCGGCCAGCGGGTGACATCGTTTCGCACGGCCAACGGCAAAACGCTGAGCTATGCAGATGCCGACATCGACAAGCTGCGCGAGCTGGAGCGCACCATCGCGGCACAAGTGGCCAGCGGCTCGCATATCGGCCGTCGGCTGAGATCGCGCACCCGCTACACCACGACATCTAAGGGGCTGTGATATGGGCGTGATCAGCACCCTCTCGCGGGGCATGCGCCGCCTCTCCTCGCGGCTGGGGATCAAGGCGAGCGCCTACGAAGGGGCAAGCCAGGGCCGACGCATGGCGGGGCGGGGCGTGACCACCACCGGCCCCAATGCCGCCATTGCTCACTCGCTGCCGCTGCTCAAGTCGCGCTCGCGCCATGCGGTGCGCAATAACGCCTACGCCAGCGGCGCGCGCGAGAGCTACGTGGCCAACCTGGTGGGCACCGGCATCAGACCCCAGTGGTCAGATCCTGAGATTCAGGCGCTGTGGGACCGCTGGGCCGGCGAGGCTGACGCCGATGGCCTCGACTCCTTTTATGGCCTGCAGGCGCTGGCGATTGGCAGTCAGTTCGAGGCCGGCGAGGTGCTGGGGCGTTTCCGCTATCGCCGCCTCAGCGATGGGCTGAGCGTGCCGCTGCAGCTGCAGGTGATCGAGGCCGACCACCTGGACGCCAGCCACTCCACCACCCTCAGCGGCCGCGTGATCAAAATGGGCATCGAGATGGACGGCATAGGCCAGCGCCGCGCCTACCATCTCTGGCGCTACCATCCTGCCGAGAAGCTGACCGCGCAGATCAATACTCGCGTGCCGGTGCCGGCCGATCAGGTGCTGCACCTGTTCCGGCGTACCCGCCCTGGCCAGCTGCGCGGCGTGCCTGAGCTGACCAGCGTGATCGTCAGACTCTATGAAATCGACGCCATGCAGGATGCCACCCTCGCGCGCCAGAAACTGGCGCAGCTGTTCGGGGCATTCGTCAAGCGCAAGGCCGATGCCGACCCCGAGGATGAAGGGCCCTTCTTTGGCACCCACGGCACCCATGTCGAGGATGGCGAGGGCGGCGAGGGTATCGACGCCTTCGAGCCTGGCGGCATCCACTACCTCGAGGATGGCGAGGAGGTGACATTCTCCGACCCGCCCGACATTGGCAGCAGCTACACCAACTGGCTGCGCACCGAGATGCATGCGGTGGCGCGCGGTGCCGGCCTGACGCATGAGCAGCTGACCGGCGATCTGCAGGGCGTCAATTATTCCTCGATCCGCGCGGGGCTACTGGAGTTCCGCCGGCGGGCTGAGATGCTGCAGGCCGATCTGGTGATCCACAAGTGGTGCCGGCCCATCGCGGCCAAGTGGCTCGATACCGCCGTCAGCAGCGGGGCGCTGGTCATTCCCGACTACGCACGCCGCCGCGCGGATCTGCTGGCCATCGACTGGATCGCGCCTAAATGGCAGTGGGTGGACCCCGTGAAGGAGGTCACCGCCGATCTGATGGAAGTGCGCGCCGGCTTCAAGCCTCGCGGCGAGGCGGCAGCAGAGCGCGGCTGGTCGCTCGATCAGCTCGACAAGGAGATCGCGCGCGGCAACGTGAGCGCAGATGACCAGGGGCTGGTGCTCGATTCCGACCCGCGCCGCGTGGCCAAGAACGGCACCGCGCAAGCGAACGACCCAGACCCTGACGCCGACCCCGACCAATGAGGAATCATCATGAAATGGTTTGAAGTACAGGCGGCCGCCGATGGCCGTCACGCTGACGTGTGGATCAATGACCAGATCGGCATCGACTGGTGGAGCGGTGACGGCACCACGGCCAGCGCGTTTATCAACGCGATCGCGTCGCTGGGCGATGTCGAGACACTCACCGTGCATATCAACTCGCCAGGCGGCGACGTGGCCGATGGCATCGCCATCGCCAACTATCTGCGCGGCCACAAGGCCCAGGTAACCACCCGCGTGGAAGGCATCGCCGCCTCTATCGCCGCGACCATCGCCATGGGTGGGGATCGCCGCGAGATGGCCACCGGCTCGCTGCTGATGATCCACGACCCGTGGACCGTCGCCATGGGCAACGCCACCGAGATGCGCAAGCTCGCGGATGATCTCGACACCATCCGCAATGGCATCCTGGAGCTATTCGTCGCGCGTGCCGGCGAGCCGCGGCGCGTCGAGATCCAGGAGGCGATGCGCGCAGAAACCTGGATGACTGGCGAGGACGCCATGGCGCTGGGGCTGATCGACGCCGTGGATACTGACCTCAAGGCGGCCGCCTCGATTGGCGATTATTCCCGCGCCCTGGCCGCTGCCGGACGCTCTGCCCAGCATCACCTCGAGCAGCAGCGCGCACCGGCGCAGCCGGCACCGGCACCCAGCGCCATGAGCGCCGCCGATGCCCTGGCGCTGGCCTTCGACATCGAGCCGGCCCAGGCCGAGGCCCGAGCCGCTGAGCTGGGCGATCAGATCCTCGCCTGGCGCGACAAGCCGGCCACCTCGCCGGCACCTGACACCGCTGCCCTGCAGCGCGAGGCTGTCGCGGCTGAGCGCGAGCGCGTGGTCGCCATCATCGACACCTGCACCACCACCGGCCAGCACCAGCTGCTCGCCAAGCTGGTCGCCAGCGACATGCAGACCGACACCGCCCGCGAATACGTTTTCGACGTGGCCGCTGCCTCGAGCGCCGGCGTGCATTCCAGCCACTCGCCCGAGGGTGGCCAGCGTGCCGGCATCGACACCCAGGGCATCTATGCCCGCCGCCGCGCGCGCAGCGCATCCTAACCGCACCACCTGGAGAGCATCATGACCCCGATTCAACACACCGAGCCGGCCCGCACCGGCGAGCACGTACTTTCCGAGGCTGCCGGCTCTCGCTCGCGCGAGTCGATTGTCCTGGCCTCTGGCGCACTGGCGGCCGGCACCGTGCTGGCCATGACCGCTGACGGCACCTACGTGGCGCATGCCCCGACTGCCAGCGATGGCACCGAGATCGCTGCTGGCATCCTCTATGGGCCGGCAGACGCTACTGATGGGCCGGTGCCGGCTGTCGCGCATGTGCGCGATTGCGAGGTGAATGGCACCGGTGTCACCTGGGCGGCCGACATGACCGATGACCAGCTGGGCGCGATGAATGCCTCGCTCATGGAGGCCGGCATCATCCTGCGCGGTGTCGAGCTGCCGGCTGGCCCAGTGCTCTCCGGCGGTGAAACCGTGCAGGAGACGCCATAAGCCTCGCCAGATCATCGCCATCTGATGCGCCGCCCACTGGGCGGCGTAGTCGTTTCTAGCGCACGACCCCGACCGTACCCGACATCTCAAGGAGGGCGACATGCCCGCTGATATTTTCTCCTCTGACATCTTCTCTATCGGCAGCCTGACGGCCTCGATCAACGAAGCCGACTACGTGCCGTCCCGCCTGGGCCAGCTGGGCATCTTCGAAGAAACCGGCATTGCCACTACCACCGCCACCGTCGAGAAGGATGGCGACACTCTGGCGCTGGTGCCGGCTGGCGAGCGTGGCGCACCGGCGGACCCGCTCAAGCGCAACAAGCGCACCGGCGTCACCTTCAATGCGGTACACCTGCCGGTGACTGACACCATCCTCGCGGATGAAGTGCAGAACGTTCGCGCCTTCGGCAGCGAAGACCAGCTTGAGGGCGTTCAGCAAGTGGTCAATACGAAGCTGGGCCGGATGGCGCGCCGTATCGACGCCACCCTCGAGTGGCAGCGCATGGGCGCGCTGAAAGGCAAGATTCTGGACGCTGACGGCAAGACCGCGCTGACGGATCTCTATAGCGCCTTTGGCATCGAGCAAAAGACCGTCAAGATGGCGCTCAACACTGACAGCACCAGCGTGCAGGGCAAGGCGCTGGACGTGCTTGAGGGCATCGAGGACGCGCTCAAGATGCTGCCGTTTACCGGCGCGCATGCGTTCTGTGGGCGTAGCTACTGGCGCAAGCTGATCAGCCACCCGAACGTGCGCGAGGCGTATCTCAATCAGCAGAGCGAGAAGCTGCGCGGCGATGGCCGCGATGCCTTCGAGTTCGGTGGCATCACCTGGGAGCGCGCCGTGGGCAATGTCGCCGGCCAGCCCTTTGTCGCTACTGGCGAGGCTGTCGTGATCCCGATGGGCGTGCCGGACATGTTCCTCGCGCACTATGCGCCGGCCGATTACGTCGAGGCTGTCAACACGATTGGCCTGCCGTTCTACTCCAGCACCGATCGCCTCAAGCATGGCAAGGGCGTGGAGCTGGAGGCCCAGTCCAACCCGATCATCCTCAACACTCGCCCAGGCGCGTGTATCCGTTTGGTCGAGACGGCATAAGCCAATGAGTATCGACGAGATCGAGGCAGCCGCTAACCGGCGGCTGTTCGGTGTCGGCGGCCTCAGCGTGCCCGCCACCGTTACCCCGCGTGGCGGCGCGCCCATTTCCACCAGCATCATCATCGACCGTGACGCCACCATCACAGACGATTTCGGCATCGTGCTGGAATCGCGCTGCGAGATCGGGGTGCTCACTGAGGAGGTGGGGCGGGTGGATCGGGGCACGCTGATCGACACCGGCAAACCCGATGACCGCTGGACGCTGCTCGAGCCAATTGGCGATGACGGATTCGAGCAGCGCTGGACAGCCTCGAGGTACTGACAATGGCAGCGACCAGCCTGGATCTGCGCGACCTCGAGGGCGTCGCTGATGCCTATCGCCTGGCACCCAAGGCGGCGGCCAAGGCGGCGCAGCTCGCGCTCAATTCTGCCGCGCGGCGGGCCCGTACTCTGGGCAGCGCCGCGATACGCCAGCAGGTGGCACTTTCTGCCGGCTATGTGAATGACAATCTCAAGGTGCGCACCTTCGCCACCTCGACGGATCTCTCGACGCGGATTGCGGCCAATCCTCGCGCGGTCCTGCTGACGCGCTACGGGGCCAAGATCCGCACCGTGAAGGCCAGCAGCCGGCGCGGCCTCAAGGGTGACCCAGCGCGGGGCATCGCAGCAGGTCGCAAGGCGGCAGGTGTGAAGGGCGTCAGGGTGAAGACTGGCAGCGGCGCCAAGCGGATCGAGGGCGCGTTCTGGGTGCGTCTGGCGGGGAGTGGCCAGTGGGCACCGGCAGAACGCACCGGCGATGGGCGCAGCGATTACCGTGTGATGCACGGCCCCAGCGTGTACCAGGTGTGGTCTGACGTGCGCGGCACTGTCGCGCCCCAGGTCATGCAGCATGCCGCTGATGAGTTCATCAGGCAGTTTGATCGCCTGAGCTGACCCATTCTCTGAGAGGTCACCATGCCCGAATTACTGGCAGCGCCTGAGCTGCCGATCACCACACAAGCCATGCACGCACTGCAGGCCAGGCTGGCCAGTATCACGCGCGCCAATGGCTATCACACCGATCTCGGCCTGAGCGTCTGGCGGGGATTCTGGATTCTGGCGCTGGGCGCTCGCCAGCATGTGCCGATTCTGGCGCTGCAGTCAGACACCGAGCGCCCCACCGACACGCGGCAAGATCGCGCCAAGCTCAGCACTGACGCGCGCCTGGTGCTGGTGGTCGATGCACTGCCGCGCAGTGAGGACGATGCGACCGCCGGCGAGACGGCACTCGAGGCAGGGCTGGCCGATCTGCGCCGGTGCCTGCTGATGGACCAGAGCGATGATCTGACGCGCGTGCTCAAGCACAACGGCATGACCCTGGGCGCGGCCGAGTACGCGCTGGCTGAGGATTCCCGCTACGCCCTGGCATCCATGCCAGTGACCATGGAGTGCGTCGAGCACTACGCCTGATCGCGCATCACTGCAAGACACCCACCACCCCGCATATCTGGAGAGCCACAACATGGCCACGAAGACTTATAGCTACCTTGGCAAAGGCATGGTGTATCTGCGTAACCGCTCAAGCGGTGGCGGCCTCAAGCAAGTGGGCAACTGTTCCGCCCTCGAGTTCTCTGTCGAGACGGACACACTGACCCAGGCCGACTACACCCAGGCCGGTGGCGGCAACGCCAACGAGATCCAGCGCGTCAGCAGCGTGAGTGCCAGCATCACCATGCTGGAGCTGCGCCCCGAAAACGTGGCGATGGCGCTGCGCGGCACTCGCTCCGAGGTGCAGAGCGCCCCCGTCACTGGCGAGCGTCACACCGCCTACCCTGGCACCCTGCTGGCGCTCAGCAAGACGCCGGACCGCACCCAGAGCATCACCGTCACCATCGACCCCGATGGCGCGGGTGATGCGGCCATCGAGGATGTCGATTTCGAGATCACCGGCGCGGGCGTCTACGTGACCGAGGGCGGCGCTATCTCTGAGGGCGATGTGGTCGCCATCGACTACACCAGCGCCGAGGCGGACGTGATCGAGGCCATGACCGGCAGCGGCGACGAATACGAATTGGTATTCGATGGCTTGAACGAAGCCGAGAGCGATCGCCCCGTGACCGTCACCGCGCACCGCGTCAAGTTCAGCCCGACCACTGGCCTGGCGCTGATCGGTGACGACTTTGGCGAGCTGGCGCTCGATGGCAGCCTGCTGGTCGATTCCAGCAAGGTCGGCGCCGGCGTTAGCCGCTACTTCAAGGTGGCCATGGCGCGCTAAGCATCACCGCACTACCACCCCAGCGGCTCAGCTGCTGGGGCTTATTCCAGGCGGCTGGAGATCCGGCCGCCTCTGAGTTATCCACACCCGCCCCCGAGCGGGTGTTTTTCTGCCTGGAGATGCCGCCATGGCTCTGACAGATCGCGCCGTCGAGCTGGTGCTCAAGGCCAAAAACCTGATTTCTCCGAGCACTGAGGCGGCCGCCGATAGTGTCAGCGATTTATCGGCCAACGCCGAGGAGCTGCGCAGCAACCTGGATCAGCTCGAGGATCAGCGCGGCCTGGTGCGTGCCTTTCAGCAGGCCACCACTGCCACCGGCAAGGCCCAGAAAGAATGGGACAAAGCCGCCGACAAAGTGCGCGTGCTCGAGCAGGAGATCGAGGCCAGCGGCCAGGCGAGCGTCGCCCAGCAAAACCGCCTCAACGAAGCGCGTGCCGTTGCCGCTCGCGCCGGCGCAGCGTATGAGCAGCAGGCAGCGCAAGCGGCTCAGCTGGGGCAGAGCCTGACTGACGCCGGCATCAACACTGGCAATCTCTCCGAGGAGCAGCTGCGCCTGGCGCGCGAGGCCCGCGAGGCCCAGAACGCGCTCAATGGCTTGGGCAGCTCAGCCGCCCAGGCAGGCGACCAAGCCGAGCGCAGCGAAAGCCGTTTCAGGAAGGCTGGCGCATCATTGCAGCAGTGGGCCGCCGGCGCAGCTGCCGCCGCTGTGGCGGGTGTGGGCTTGGCCGTTGGCTGGGCCACGCGCTACACCGCTCAGCAGGCCGAGATGGCCCAGCAGCTGGATATCACGTCGCGCTCGCTGGGCATCTCCACCCAAGCGCTGCAGGGCTATCAGTACGCCTTTCAGCGTGCCGGTATCGATGCCGACAAGACCGCCGATATCTTCAAGGACACGGCCGACAAGATAGGTGACGCCTACCAGAACGGCGGTGGTGAGGCGCAGGACGCCCTCGAGGCTCTGGGCATCAAGGCCGAGGAGCTGATCGAGCTGGCGCCAGACGAGATGATGTTGCGCCTGGCCGATGCCATGCAGGATCTGCCCCAGGCAGCTCAGGTCAACCTGCTGGAATCGCTGGCAGACGATGCCACGCGCCTGCAACCGCTGCTCGCCGACAATGCCGCTGAGCTCAGGGCGCTGATGGCAGAGGCTGATCAAGTAGGTCTGATCATGTCCCCTGAGCAGATCGCCAATCTGCAAGCGACCAACGCAGCCATTGAGCGCTTGCAGGGAAGGCTGCAGGGAGTTGGTAATCGCTTGTTGGGCGAGCTGTCGCCAGCGGTCAATCAGGTGTCTGCCGATTTAGAGCAGGCACTGGCTGAGAATACTGATTTGCTGGATGACCTCGCCACGGCTATCGGCGGGGTCATTCGGGCAAGTGGCGAGTGGGTCACAAGCTTCATTCAGCAGCGTGATCAGATTGTCAGCTCAATGCAGACGATCATCGATACAGCTCAATTCCTCGGGAACACCATCAAAGGGGTTTTCCAGTCAGTCAATACAAGTCTGTCAGTCGCGAAGACGTATTGGGCGTCTTACAAGGCCGGAGCGCTGTCAGCCACTGAGTTTGTGGCGAAAGGGCTCAACAAGGTCCGACTGGTTTCAGATGAGGCCTTTTCTACTCTGTCTGCCAAGGCGAGCTCAGCTCGCGAATCTGTCAAAGAACTGGCGAGTGATACCTGGGATTACGCCAAGTCCGTCGTGCAGTCAGGGAAAGATGCCGCCAATGCCTTTGATAACAGCGAGACGGCAGCTGAAAAGGCAGCGGCTGCAGCGGCAAAGGCTCGGGCTGAAGAAGAAGCCGCTGCCCTTGCTGCGAAGCGCCGTGCCGAGGAGGAAGAGAAGGCCGCCAAGCAGGCAGCGGATGCGGCCGCCAAACGCCAGAAGGCACTGGAAAACGCCGCCACTTCCCTCGGTACCTCGCTGGGAGAGCTGTCCAGTGGTATTTCGGACAGCGAGCAGGAAGCCCTTGATGCCTTCGCCACGCTGGCGGCCAGTGGTGAATTGAGTGCGGCGCAGCTGGCGACGGCCTTCGATAAGGCGCAGGACAAGATTAAGTCTGACAAGGGTATCGCCGCCCTCAAGGATCAGGTCGATGGGCTGGTGAATGACGGCGTGACCGGTGCGGATGCCCTCGCGACCAAGTGGAAGTCTGCCGGTGCTCGTCTGGCCAAGGACATGGGCACCACCCTGGAGGAGATTCGCACCGGTATCACCGAGGCGGAACGCTCGGCCATTGATGCCTTCACCAAGATCGCCTCTACCGGCGAGCTATCCGCCAAGGAGCTGAGCCGTGCCTATGTCGGCGCCAAGGAGCAGATCAGCTCTGACGAGGGCATCAAGGCTTTCGGCGCGGTTCTCGATGGGCTGGTCAAGGATGGCGTGACCGGGGCTCGCACGCTCAAGGCGCAGTGGATCGAGGCGCAGGAAGCCACGGCCAAGGCAGCCCGGGACACGGGAAACAAGGCGCAGCAGGCCTCTGCCGACACGGCCAAGACGGTGGAGGCCTCTGTCACGCGCAGCGCCCAGACCATTGCCCAGCTGATGAGCAATGCCCTGCACGAGACAGAAGAGCAGATGCGGTCACTCAGTGACGCCGCCTATCAGGCCTTCGCGACTGACTGGGGCATCGACACCCAGGCCGAAGGTATCGAGGGCATGCAGGAGCGCATTGCCGAGCTGGATCATGAAATCGGTGATCTTCGCGACAACCTCGCTACCCGTCTCGACTCCACCGGCTTCACGGCCTGGATGACGGACCTCGCCACTACGTCACGTCAGACCGAGATCGCCTTCCTCGAGCAGAAGATCGCCGTGGAATCGCTGACCGACCAGATCGAGGCAGGGCGGGCGCCAGCCAGCGCACTCTCGCAGGACATGGATGATCTCTCCAGCCGCTTCGACTTGCTCGACGAGTCCGACCTTTCCGGCCTCGAAAGCTCGATTCAGTCGGTGCGCAGTCAGGTCGAGTCGCTGTCAGACAGCGTGAGTGACACCTTGGCCAGTCTGCGCTCGGAACTCGCCAGCCTGCAGGGCGATAGCGCCCAGGTGGAGGCGCTGCGCTATCAGCAGCAACAGGCCGAGCTTCAGGAGGCGCTCAACGCCGCCCGAGCATTGGGCGATGCTCAGACCATCAGCGCGGCGCAGGAGTCGCTGCGGCTGGCGGAACGCGCTCACGATCTTCGCCTTGAGGATATCCGCGCCCAGTCCGAGCAGGAGAAGCAGCAGGCATTGGCTGATGAGGCTGAGCGTCAGCGCAACGTGCAGGAGGCCGAGGTCACCCAGCGCGAGAACAACCGTGACGCCCAGAACCGTACCAGCCAGCTCACCCAGTCGGTACAGGCCCAGCGCCGCGTGGCGGTAGACCTCAACATCGGTAACGAGACCGTCACCCTCAACGGGGTAGACGAGCGCGAGGCCGATGCCTTCCTTGATCGATTGGCCCAAGCCTCACGCACAACGGCCCGCCGCTGATGGCGGGCGTTTCATTTCTATCGAGAGAACGCCATGGCGATCACCCTTGACGGCATTGTGCTGCCCGATGACATCCAGTGGACCGATGAGCTGGTGTCCCACAGCGTCGGCCAGGTGCAGACGCCCACGCTGACCGGGGCACTCATCATTGAGGAATCCGCGCAGGCGGCAGGGCGCCCCATCACCCTCGCCAGCGGCAACGGGGCATGGGTAACCCGCGCCACCGCGTTGGCCCTCACTGAGCTGGCAGCCACGCCACGGCCCGACGGCACGCCCATGACGCTCATCTGGGGCGATGGGCAAACCTTCGATTGCGTGTTCGATCGTGCCAGTGGTGAGGCGGTCACGGCCACCGAGGTCTACCGTCTCGCCGCTGGCGGCCAGGGGCCGGATCACCCCTACACCATCACGCTGCGCCTGATCACCGCCTGATTCTCACCTTCCTGCTGGAGCCAGCCACATGGCCGACGACACGATTCACAGCGGCGACATCCGCATCCTGCAGTCCGAGCGCATGACCGACAACGCCGATGGCGGTGGTCGCCTCACCGGGCGTACCGTGACGGACGGCGCGAGCAACGAGATCTTCGATGACATCTCTGACCTCGACCGCGCGGCGGGGCGTACCTCGCTGCGCAAGGTAGGGGCCGGCGTGTTGACCGACAACACTGCCCAGTATTTCGGCGCTCACGCGATCATCGATCAGGTGCCGTCTGATCCGAACGTCAGCGTGGTGATGTTCGATACCGGCTCCCCCTCGGATGAGCGGGAGGCCGCGCGTGACCATGTGGAAAGCTATGTCACCGCCGGCGTCAATTCACGCATGACACTGCTGGGCGATCAGCTCGCCGGTCAGCGCAGCCTCACCACGTTTCAGATGACCGAGGCCCCATTGCCGGACCTGGGCGATGTGCTGGCGCTGATGACCGAGCAGGGCGACTTCGCCGGCGAGGTGCAGTACGTGCGTATCACAGAGATTGATCACGAGATCCGCACCTTCGAGTATCTGAATGGCAGCAACGTGCAGACGTTCGAGCGCCGCGTGCTGATCCTGGGTATCTCGACCTCACTGCGTCAGCGCGTCTATGGCGTGCAGCCCAAGCCCGGCACCTTGGCCCCTGACACCGTGATCCGTGAAGGGCAGAGCACTGATGCCGCCCGCTACTATGGCGTCAGCACCCTGGCCCAGCCCGCTGAGTTTGGTGACAACACCGTGCAGGTCGCCAGTACCTACGCGCCACTGGTGCCGGCCACCACCACCGAGCAGGCAGTGACCGATGTGCAGGTGGGCGGCACGGCGAGTATCACCGTCAGCAGCAACGGCCAATCCTTCGAGGTGGCGCAGATCGCCAGCACCACCCAGATCGCGGTAGAGCTCAACAATCGCGGCTTCACCTATGTCAATCGCCTGAATCCGCTGCCGGCCCCGGGCAGTGTGGTGATCGCCTTCCGTAGCCTGGGCAAGTGGTATGAGCTCAGAGATGAAGACAGCAATGGTGACCTCACCGGCAATGGCGCAGGGCGGGTGGATTACACCAGCGGGTCGGTCAACGTCACGCTCAGCGCCATGCCGGATGTGGGCAGCGCCATCCTGTTCAGCTGGGGCACGCCGGTGCATTACGAAGACCGTGCCGGCCAGGCCACCATCGACAAGCCGTGGATGACCTTCGCGCTCGAGCATCCGGGCGTGGTGCCCAACTCGGTCACCGTGCGTTGGATCGCTGGCGGTAGCCAGAAGACTGCCACCGATGATGGTCTGGGCACTCTGAGTGGGGCCGCCACCGGCCGCATCGTCTATGGCTATGCAGACCGCAACGGCAATCCTCAGCCGGGCGAGGCCTATGTCGCCTTCAACGGCGATGCCTTCCCGGATGCCAACTCTCAGGTCGAGATCGAATACGACTACGGCGCCCCGACCACCGAGCAATTCCTGCCGTCTGCCAATGAGGCGGGGCTGGTCAGCCTGACCATCAGCGATGCGCCAGTGCGTCCGGGCAGTGTGTCACTCACATGGACCGTCACGCGCACCTGGTCCAGCTCCGAGAATGAGACCAGCACCTCGCGTAATGGCACCTATGAGACGGTCGAGCAGAACGGCGGCGAGGCCGATGTCACCTACACCATCACCGATGATGGGCAAGGTGGCTTCCATGGTGGCTGGGAGGGGAGCATCGACTACGCCACCGGCGCGATCACTTTCGAGGTCGAGAAGGTCCGCGAGGTCAAGGAGTGGGACGACGGCGACAACCTCAACCGTGAGTGGGGCAGTTACGAGAAGCGCGACAACTTCGAGAATGGTTCCAGTGTGTGGCTGACCAGTCAGCTGGACAGCGCCGCCCCGACCACCCACACCATCACCCAGGATCTTGCCCCGTTGGATGTAGACCTGATGCCGCTGCTGCAGGACAGCGTGGTGCCCGGCACGCTCAGCTTCACCTTCCGTGGTGACACCTTCATCGACCGCCAGGGCAGTCTCTATCGCAGCGTGGACAGCAATGGCGCTGGGGTGTTGGCGGGCACCATCGATTATGGCAGCGGCGATGCCCGCATCACCGACTGGCCGACAGGCACCAGCGCCACCATCACCGTGCAGACACTCGTGTCTACTTTCGGTACCTGGACGCTGGATGAAGCCTTCTTCCGCACGCCCGGCTCGCCGCTTCAGGTGGGTGGTCTACTGATTCAGGCCACCACGCTCGACGGCCGATCGATCACCGGCCAGGCGGCACTCTCCGGCGAGATCGAGGGTGATGAGATGGCGGGGCAGGTCAGCTTCGAGACGGGCGTGGTGCGCGTCATGTTCGGCAAGCAGGTAGCCGATGCCAGTCTGACAGCCGCCGAGAAGTCAGAAAGCTGGTATGACGCCGCTGCGGTGGATGATGCCGGCATGATCTGGCGACCGACACAGATCATCCCCAGCACGGCCCGTTTCAATGCTGTGGTGTTGACCACGCTGCCGCTTGAGGCTGAGTTGATCGGCATCGACCCCGTGCGCCTGCCCAGCGATGGCCGCGTGCCCATCTATCGCGCCGGCGGTGTGGTGGTGGTGCACCACACTGGCCGAGCGCCATTCCCCTTGGGGCTGGCGGATGGCACCACGCTGGATGTGGGACGCACCCGTCTGGCCAGTCTGGTGGTGGAGGACGCCACCGGCGAGGAGGTGCCAGCCACCCAGTACAGTGCTGACCTCGATGCCGGCACCGTGCAGCTCGCCGCGCCTGACACGGCCACCTACCCCGAACCCTGGTACGCCCTTCACCGTGTCGAGGACATGCTGCTGGTGGGTGACGTGGACCTCTCAGGCGTGCTGACGCTCAAGGGCAATCTGAGCCACGACTACCCGTCAGATGACACTCTGGTCAGCGCCGCGATGGTGGCCGGCGATCTGCAGGCGCGCGTGGCTGACTTCTTCGATCTCTCGAGCTGGGATCGAGACTGGAGCAAAGACGACAACGATGGCGCAGATGGCACCCTGGCCGAGTACAACGTGACCACCTACCCGCCGATCATCACCAATCGCGGGGCCATCACTGAGGATTGGGCGCTGATCTTCACCGGCTCAAGCACGTTCCGCATCATCGGCCGCACCGTGGGCGAGATCGGCGTGGGCAATATCAATGAGGACACGTCGCCTACCAACCCCAATCACGGCGTACCCTATTGGACGCTCAAGGCAGGCGGCTTCGGGGCCGGCTGGGTGAATGGAAACGTGATCAGATTCTCGACCATCGGTGCGAGCTTCCCGATGTGGCTGGCGCGCGTGATCCTGCAGGGGCCGGCCAGCGGCCAGCAAGATTCTTTCCGGCTGCAGATCCGTGGCAACGCCAACGCCTGACCCTATACGGCAGGCGCAACCCTCTATCCCTATCCCTCAACCGCCCAGCCACTCGCTGGGCGGCCTTGTTTCTGGAGACGTTCAAGATGGCCGATTATCCGGTGAAGTGGTTCAGCAATGACATGGGTGGCGCGCCGGCGCTGGGGGATACCTCAGCCGGTGATTTCATCGCGCTGCTCAAGGCGTGCTTAATCACCGGCTTCAATGTGACGCCGGTGGCAAGCGCCACCTATGAGGCCGAGAGCAGCGAGGTGCTGGTCACGCTGACCACTGGGCACGGCTTCAAAGCCTGGCAGGTGATCGAGGTCAGTGGCGCAGATCAGGAGAGCTACAACGGCCAGCACCGCGTAACGAGTGTCGGCAGCGATTGGGTGCGCTATGCGCCCGACTCTGCGCCCAGTGTCTCGCCCGCCACTGGCTCTACCATCGAGATCAAGGCGGCTCCGGTGGGCGGCTGGCAAGTGGCAGATGAGGACGCCAGCACCCATCGAATCGCATTCCGGCGAACAGGGGCGGCTGCCACTGATCATGTCTTGATGATCGAGAACAATGGCAACCAAGGCGACAGATCGGCCCAATGGCTCGCGCGCATGCGTGTCTGCGAGTCCTTTGTCGATATAGAAACCTTTGAAGAAGTGGCGGTTCAATATTGGCCAGCTAGCCATCGGTATTCGACGCCCGAATGGGCAATTGTCGCTGATGAGCTTATGATGTTCTTTACCACTAGATATGGACATATTGATAAGCGATCGACCTTAGTTGCGGGTAACCTCAACACTATTCGCCCTGGCGATGCGTCGCATTTTATTATCAATGGCACCGACAAAAGTTCATCGGCTGAGTGGAATAACAATCATTCTTTCTATGCCGGATTTGGCAGCTTGGCCTCGATTGATTATCGCAGTATTGCGCGCGCCTATCATCAGTTGCCTGGCAGCACTACATGGGCGTTAAAAGGGATCGGCACCCAGATGGGCGGCCCGTTCAAATACCCTAATCCGCAAACGAATGGGTTTTATATTTCGCCTAATGAGCTGATGGTCATGGAGAGTGAAGGATTGCGGGGGTATATGCCTGGGCTGATGCAGCCACTGCAGTCCTCTCCCGTATATCACGCAGCCATTCTTGATAACCTGCCAGGATTAGAAGGCATTCCGGTATTGCTTTGGTCTACCACGCTGGGGCGAGAATATTACACCGATGAGGTGCTGCTCGCTTGGCGTTTGGATGATTGGCGCAAGGGGGTGGGGGCATGACTCTGAGTGTCCGTTATGATTTCGCAGATCGCCGTCGAGGTGATGGCAGTAATGCGCTGGGCGAGGCGTCTGGCATAACGTTTGTTCCTTCTCCGCTGGTCGGAGGAGGTATAGAGGGTCGCATTGCTGTAGATGACGGGTATCTGAAAATGAGCGGCCAGCCGGTATCTGCAGCGCTTTGGGTTTATGTGCCGGCAGGGGGTGGGCTGAGTCTTTCTTGGGGCGGCGTGGTACTAACGGTGTCACTCACTGGTGTATCAGTCCAAGCCGGCAGTGCTGAGCCATTGCTATCAGCTGAGGGCGTTGGCGCTGGCTATCATCATGCAGTGCTGCAGATAGCATCAGGCGAGGTGAAGGTCTGGATTGATAACGTGCAGATGATCTCGGGGCCGATGGCTGCAGATCAGACAAGTGATCTCATTGCAACTGGCAAGGGGGCGCGCATAGTCGATGTGCGTTTATTTGATACCCCTTTAGAAGATTACGAGATCCAGTATCTATCAGAGAGCATCGAGAATGATGGCGTGCCAGAGGTGTCGCTGCTTGATTATGTCGAGCAAGTTCTCGCTATCGAGCCTGATTACTATTGGCAATTTGACAAAGGGGACTCTAGCAATGTGCCCAATGCAGGCAGCCAAGATGCAGAGATCGAGTGGTTAGGCTTTCTGGATTATGCAGATGCATCGCCAGTGGATGGGTCTACTTATGCGATTTATTCTGGCGGCAATGGTTACGGCAGGATACCAGGCAATCTATCCGACATAGAGAATGATTTCTCTATTGAGTGCTGGGTAAAGTATTCCACGCTCGCCAGCAGCAGCTATGGCACCATCGTTGCCAAAAAGGTCAATTCTTCTAACGTGTGCTTTCAGCTATGCACGTCATGGCAAGGTGGCGGAAAGCTCCGCATAGAGATTGGCGTTGCTGGTGGTATCTATGGTGCGACCACCTCTCAGCCTTTCAATGACGACGAGTGGCATCACGTTGCTGCGGTGAGAGATGGAGAGGCAGTCCGTATTTATATCGACGGGGCATTAGAGGGGGAGGGAGTCGCCCCGCTTGGTCCTCTCGATAATCTGGAGTTTGACGCCCAGGTTTTCCGCTATGGGTCTTACACAACTTATCGTTTCGAGGGCTTGCTCGATCAGCTCTCTATCTGCAGCAAGGCCATCAGCGCTAGCGAAGTGGCTAGCCATGCGGCGCAGACGGTACCTGGCTTCGTGTATGCCGGTGCCTATGGGCCATATCGCCAGATTTACTCAGGCAGGCCCGCGCAACCGATAGAGATCAAATCACCATTGGCCATCCCGAATCCTGACGCCATCTCTCAGAGTGGACGCAGCTCAGTGGGCGGGAGGGTACACCCGCAGACGAAGCTGGCACGCATTGATCAGCTCGATGGCAGCGGGGGCAATGGAACGCTGACCGGCGGCGTCTCAGATCCGGCGCGCATGGGCGTCATTGCCGGCACCGTGTTGGATATTCAGGCCCAGCCCGTCAGCCGGCGGGTGCGGGTGCATGAGCGAGCGACTGGCCGCATCGTGCGCGAGACGTGGAGCGATGCCGATGGCAAATACCGTTTCACTGACCTCGACCCGCGCCGCGCGTTCTACGTGATGGCCTTCGATCACACCCTGCAGCAGAACGCGGTGGTATCTGACAACGTGCATCCTGAGCTGGAGGACAGCCCGTGATCCAATTCTCGACAAGCGTGAAGAATGCGCGGCTGGCAGCCATTGCCACCGCCATCGATGCCGGCGACTCGCCGGCGTCTTTCGTTGTGTACTCCGGCACCCGCCCATCACCTGGTGCTGCCGTCACCGATCAGGTGGCGCTGGCCACGCTGGAGGTGCCTCAACCCTTCGCGGCTGACATCTCGAGCGGAGTGCTGACAGGGGCCGGATTCGAGGAAGTCATGGCCGATGCCGATGGCGAGGCCACCTGGTCGCGCCTGGTCGATGGCGAGGGCGCTTGGGTGATGGATCTGGATGTCGGCATCGAGGGATCAGGCGCTGACGTGACCATCAGCTCGACCACCATCTACCGCGGGATTCTGACGCGCATCAGTCGCATGATCTTCGCCGAAGGATAAGGGCCACGCCGTGACCGATACCCAGTTGCAGTTCATTCAGGGGCTCAAGCCCTGGAATGCGCAAGACCTCGAGCTGCGCCTGGGGGGCGATCCCGGTCTGCTGTTGGTGTTTGCTGGCGACTATGTGTCGCCGGCAGGCAGCAATGTGGTGTTGGGCTTCGGTGGCGCCACTGAGCCAGTAGAGCAGCCTCGCACTCTGACAATCGAGGCACAGCTGCCGGTGCCGGTGCTCGATGCCCGCATGAGCCAGGGTGAGGCTATCGAGCTGGCGGCCAGCGTCACGCTGCCGGTACCGGATGCCAGTGGTGAGATCGAGCTCATCCAGTCGCTGGCCGTCGCAGTGTTGACGCCGGACGTGCAGGTAGAGATCGAGCTTCAGCACGGCGTCAGCCTGTCGGTCGTCGCCACGCTGGGCGCTCCGGCGGTTGTCGATGTCGCCATGACTCGGGACATCAATGCCTACCGTGGTCCTGCTGATCAGGCGGGGTCACGGTTCGAGAATGCCGCGCGGGTAGAGGCGCAAGGCCGGAGCGGGTGGGAACCTCCACTGCGTAGCCTGCATGCGACGCGATCAGGGTTTGAGCAGGCGCTACCTCTCTCGGCAGGGCAGTCTGGTGACTGGGCGTCACGCCCTCGCACTGATGCCGCCAGTGGCACGCGCTGGGAGCAGACCGAGCGCATTCTGGGCACTCTCAGTGGCAGCCAGTGGTTGCAGCTGCCGCGTGTCCGCCGCGCATCACGACCGGTATGGGAGCAAGGGCAGGGCATTGCCACGGCTCGCTCGAGTGGTTACCAGCACCCGCCGCGTGCTGATGCGACCCGTCGCTCCCGCTATGAAGAAGCCCGCACCCTCGATGGCGTGGTGGTGCACTCTCCCTTCCAGCAAGGCCGTACCACCGGTGAGGACTGGCGGGTGCCTTGGGAGCAGGCGCGTCAACCGCCACTTGGCATCGATCTGCCCCCGGACCCTACTGAGCCACCCGATCTGGAGCCGGTAGAGGGCAGCACCCTGCTGCAGTTCTGCCACACCATGCCCAGCGCCCCGTGGGTGCTGCGCTTTGGCCTGACCTGTGACATCCCCACCACCCCGACCATTCCTGTCCGGAGGCTGTACATCGTGCAGAACACCGCCCGCCTGATTCGCCTGTCTGACGGGCGTGAGATTCCCGCGACCCAGATGTCACTCAGCATCGACACCGACAGCTGGGCATGGACCTTCTCGGCAGGGCTTGCCGGGCGAGATGCTCAGTCACTGGTGGAAGGGGTCGATGGCGAGCCAGTGGAGGTTGCCGCCGAGATCAATGGTGAAACATGGCATTGCATCGTGGACGGCTGGCGGCGCTCCGAAAGCTGGCAGAGCCACAGCATCACCATCAGCGGTCGATCGCTGGCGGCCTATCTCGGCTCGCCCTATGCCATAGCGCGAAGCTACACCGAGGACAGCCAGGCTACCGCCTCGCAGCTGGCACAGGCCGAGCTGCCCACAGGCTGGACGCTTGACTGGCAGCTGGCTGATTGGCTGGTGCCTGCCGGTGCCTGGCGCTATGACAGCCTTGCACCCATCGATGCCATCTCTCGCATTGCCGAGGCGGCCGGTGGGTATGTGCAGGCGCACCAGCAGAGCCAGACGCTGATCGTGGCGCCGCGCTATCCCACTGCCCCGTGGGAATGGGAAGAGACAGAGGCTGGGCTGGTGATCCCGCGTGACATCATCACCCAGCTGGGGAGTGATCAGCAGCCCGGTGATGCTCGCAATGGTGTCTGGCTCCACGGCGATACCGGGGGCATTCAGGCGCAGATCATCCGGCGCGGTACAGCAGGGGATGAGCTTGCCCCGACCGTGGTGGACAGCCTCATTACCGAGCAGGCGCCCGCACAATCGCGCGGCATCGCAGAGCTTGCCGCCACACTGCGCCAGTCTACGGAAAGCATCGAGATGCCACTGAGCGCCTCGTTGGGTGGGCTGGTGCTGCCTGGTCAGCTTATCGAGTGTGATGGCTGGCGGGGCATGTCTCGTGGCGTCAGCGTGCGCGCCAGCCTGCAAGGGCGAGCCCTGAGCGTTCGCCAGTCCATCGAACTGCAGCGCTTCCATCTGTGAGGAATGGGGTGGGTATCAAATGACAACAGGAGAAAATGATGGCCAATCCGTATAAGCGGCTGCTGGCCCTGATGCCCACCACCCCACGACAGGTGGGGGAAGTGATCAGCATCAGTGGCTCGCGCGTGCGCGTGGATCTTGTCGGCGGTGGGGTGCGTACCTGCCAGGGCGATGCCGATGTGGGCAACATGGTCTACGTGGAGGGGGATCAGATCATCGGCGAGGCACCGAGCTTGCCGGTGGTGATGATCGAGGTGTGAGGAAAATTCACAAGCGATATGGTCGCGTTCAGGCTGCGACCATTTCAGCGTGGTCGCAGTTTGGTCGCAGACTGCGACCAGATAACGTCCATCATGTGGTACATGGAATGTGCTAAGTGGCTGAAATATCTCGAAAGACCCGCTGCCAGCGCAGTCCACGAAATGCCAAAAACGGATTCAAAATCCGCCGTGCTGCAACTACAGTTAGGCTGAGGCTCGGCGGTTGAGTGAAGCTGCTTGATCCTGCGACCCGCTCCTGATGTTCTTAGGGTTGTATTGTTGTGCGTACTTATTTCACGCCCGCATGTAGGTTTTTGTGTAGGTTTTTCTCTGAAAATCACTTCAACCACATGATTTTAATAGATGTTCGATTCCCTTCACCCGCTCCAATAGGGCATTTCCTGATGTTCTAAATTGATTCTAACCTCCTGATTTTGCTATTAACTAGCAGTCGGGAGGTTTTTCGTTGTGCGTCCATAAACCCCTGTAGGCCGATCATTCGTGTATGTTGTCGTGTATGTTGTTTGAGAAACATACACGAGGCCCCTCCGACATGAAACGCACCGCCATCAAGCGCCGCCCTTTGGCCGATTCCGTGCTTGTCAATCTTGAACCTGAGCAACGCATCTATCGCGAGAGCTATGGTGTGGACCGCCTGTATTTCGTGGTGTTGCCCAGCGGCACCAAGCGGTGGGAAGTCAGGTACAAGCGTCCCTCAGATGGCAAGTGGGCGTGGGTTGGCGCTGGTAGCTATCCCAAGGTTTCTGCCAAGCGTGCGCGAGCCAAAGCGTTGGAGGTAGCCGCCATGGTGGACGAGGGGATTGATCCTATTCATGGTGAGCAGCAGCAACAAGGCATCTCATTCCGTGAGGCATCGAAAGCCTGGTTCGAGCACAAGAAGATCCAGGGGAGAGCAGCTAAGACGCTCACGGGAATGCAGCTCTGGATGAAGAATGATGCTCTCCCAATGCTGGGTGACATTCCTCTGATGGATGTGGGGCGTAAGGAGTGTGCTCAGCTGCAAAAGCATATCGAGGCTCGCAAGGCGCACAACACCGCGGAAAAGAGTCGAGTATGGCTTAAGCAGATATTCGACTATTCCATTGCAAGCGGATGGGCAGACAGCAACCCCGCGACCAATCTTGTGGCCATAGCGGCGCCGACGCCTGTAGCAGACCGCTACCCGCACCTTATGGAATCCGAGCTGCCGGACTTCCTGAACAAGCTGAGTCTTAGCACGAGTTCGCTGCATGTGCGTACAGCTGCCAGGGTTGTGATGCTGACTGCATCACGCCCCGGGATGGTTCGAATGGCAGAGTGGCAGGAGCTCGACCTCGAGGAGGCTATCTGGAGTGTCCCTGCTGAGAAAATGAAGACCAGACGGCCTCATCGTGTGCCACTTTCCAAACAGGTGGTTCAGCTTTTGAAGGATCTCAAGCCCGTGACCGGACGGTCGAGGTGGGTATTCCCTGGGCAAGGGGAGGCTCCGACCATCAGCGACATGAGCATCAATGGATGCTTCAAGCGTATTGGCTATGGTCGGAAGATGACAGGTCACGGCGCCAGGCATACCGCCAAGACATTGTTGGCAGAGCATGGCTGGAGCCGTGACTGGACAGAAACTCAGTTGGCTCACAAGCGCCCAGGACTCGAGGGCGTGTATAACCAGGCAGAGTATCTGGAGGAGAGGAGGGAGATGATGCAGTGGTACGCCGACTATCTTGATGCCTTGGAAGCCGGCGATGGCAAGGTGCTGAAGAAGCTGTCACGCAAGACTGTCTAACCACGAGTTGCCATTCGCTGGGTCATCCATTGATCGATCTCGCTTTCGACCCAGCGGATCTGGCAGGTACGGAGTTCTTCTCTCCCGAGCTTGATGGGTTTCGGAAAGTCCGGATCTTCATTACGCAGCTTGTAGAGCTTTGACCGAGACAAGCTGGTCTTTTCAATGAGCTCATTGGTGGTGATGAATCGGAGCTCGTGTTCGCTGTGCAGTGCTTGAGCTGTATCTGACATTTTCAGTCTCCTTGATATCGACCTTGGCCATAACCCATGGCCTCACGTTCTTGCTCTGCCTGTCGCGCCGCCTGGTATTGCTCCACGGCCTGACGCACGCCGGGCACCTTCATCAGCTGGGCATGTGCCTGTCGCCAGTGATCGCGGCGCCGACTGATCATCACGATCAGGTCTTCCAGTGGCAGCGCCTCACCATCGTCAGCGGCGTACCCGGTGCCATGGCAGTGAGCACAGGGCGAGCGATGGAAGACGCCATGGAATGTGCCGCTGCCACCACACTGCGGGCACGGGCCATGTGCTGGCGGCTCCCACGTTGATTGCGATACCTGACGCATCTGGCCTCCCTGCGGGCACAAAAAAACCACCTCGTGGGTGGCCGTGATATTCGAGGTCGCCGACTCTCGATATGCATTGATTTACAAGGGATTATTGCTTGTCTTCATGCTCTGGAGGGGGAGGTCGTCGACTCTTGAGAAACTCTTCCAGGCATTGAATTCGTTTCTTCTCGGCTCGTTTGACCTGCCTGCCGACATCCCAGATGACCAGCGACATAAGCCCCCAGATGGCCAGCGTGATGCCTATGGCGATGAGTGCATCGGTAATTGTGATGTTCACTGGTCGCCCCTCGTTTTCGGGGTGTCCACTGCGGGCCAGCTAACGTTCTGTGAGCCCGTGGCATCTATGTACTCGCTCTCTGTCACACCTAGTGCGGCCATAACATGAAAAATAGTCGGCCAGGTGTCTTCCTCCTCGTCATACCAGTCCTCCACGACGTCATCCCAGAACGGGTCGCCCTGATCGGTGACGCTCTCGATGATTCTGATTGCCTCTTTGCGTGTCAGTCGGCCTTTCCATTCGCTCATTGCTTATGCTCCTCTACTGGCTGGCGCTCAATCAGGTTCCATCCCAGCGGCAAGCCATCGTCTCGGGTGAGGTGTGCTGGCGTTGGTATAGAAGATGGCAAAGTGTTCGCCATGATCCGGGTGCCTACTGGGCACCATGGCAATTTAGAAGCCGTCAGTGGTAAACATTGCGCCGTCAGTGGTAAACATTGCGCCGGCATCGGTAATCATGGCGCGGTCAGCGATAATCTGTTTGGTGCTCATTGGGCGCGGTCCTTTTCAGTAGTCAAAATCAACATGAAAATCTTGCTGGCAGCGTGGGCATTGCACCTCAACATCAGTGGTTTCCGGTGTTCCGTTCTCGCCCACTTGAAGCGCGCGGTCACTAATCAGGTCACTGACCCACGTTTCCGCGAATAGGTCGATCCAGTGGTTGCAGGTCGGGCACGTGGTATCCAGCGACACGGCCCACGTGGCTTTCGGGTTGCTCATGAATCACCCTCCACCTGCTTGCGGTACTCGGCGGCCTTGCTCGCCAGATCTCGCTGGAGCTGGCCAAGGCTCGCGAACTCTTGCTGCCAGACTTCATCGCGAGCCATATCCGCCGCCTCCTCCAGCGCCTCGGCCTTCATGCGGGCGGCGAGACGGTAAAGCGGCGACAGGCTTGGCTGCTCGCCGACAACGGTTCGCCACTTGGCCATCGCCGCGCTCGTTTCTGGGTCGCGTTCTGTAAGCGACCACTGCTGAAGCTCGTCATGAAGGGCGCGCCCGCCTTTCACCAACTCGACAACGTGCGCCGCCAGAGCGTCCCGCTCATCTATCTCCTCGCCTACTTCTCGATTCAGCTCATCCCGCTTATTCCGAAGCTGTTGGTTCTCGGCCTTGATCTCTTGCGCATCAATGCCGGCAGCTTTGAGAAGTTCGTCTAGCTGGTCGCGTTCGCGCAGCACTTCAAGGATCTCTTCAATCGTCAGCGGCATCCCGTCTTTCAGGATTGCGGCGCCATCGTGGCAAACCCCTTGCGTGTAATCGCTCATGCAGTCTCCTTGGTAGCCGCCTTCATGACTTGCTTGATCGTGGCCGGCCCGATGCCCTTGATGGCCGTCAGCTGCTGCTCGATGCCGTCGGCCTGAAGCTCAGCCAGCGTCTCGATGCCGGCATCTTCCAGGCGGCGCATCACCTTGGTGGGAAGGTCGAGGTCTTCCACGCGCAGCCGGTGGTGGTCGGCGCGCCACTTGGCGGCCAGGGTGCCGATGGCACCTTCCACGAATTCGGCGTAGTCGCCGGCGCGGATGCCGTCGATCAGCCCACAGAATACGACGCGGGCTTTCTCGGCCTTGTTGAGCGGCTGGCTGCTGACCATGTACCAGCGATCCGGCTCATGGATATGCACCTGGTTGTAGGCCAGCTGCACGATGCACTTGCCGTCGTCACTCTTGATGGTGGCGTGGTTGCCTGCGTCACGCTGCTTCTCTCGCCGGGCTTCTGCACGGGCCTTGTCCAGTGCCTGCTTCGTCTCGTGGCGGATCCGCTTGGTCTGCTTCTCGGTGGCGTCCAGCTTGGCGCGCAGTCGGTCGGCGCGGTCCTTGTACTGCTGCGCTTCCTTGGCGGCCTTCTCGGCCTGCTTGAGCTTGCCTTCAAGCGACTTGCTGCGCTGGCGCTCTGCCATCAGCTCGGTGCGCAGGTCGGCGTTGGTGAGCTGCTGCTGAATGGCGAAGGCGAGGGGATCATCGTGCTGCAGTTGCGTGTTCATGCCTTGCTCCCTTGTACGTTGCGTGCCGGCCCCACCAAGGGCGGCTGGCCTTCATCGAGCGTCCACTCGAATATCAGGTGGCAGTCGCTGCACTGCTTCTCGTTGGTGCTGCTGTACAGCACCAGTGCCGTGCTGCCGCAATGAGGGCAGTGCTTGGTGGATGTCTTCACGGGGTGTCTCCGGAGGCGCTCAAGCGGCTTGCTGCAGCGCCTTGATGATGTGGCTGACCGGGGTAGGGCATACCGCGTTGCCGAGCAGGTGCACGGCGAGGCGGTGGTTGTCCGGTAGCTGGTAGGTGTCGGGGAAGCTCAT